CTCGTAGAAGATAGGTATAATACGTGATAGTAGTCCTTGTGACCTTGCATCTTCTGGTAAGTTATCTACAAACTGTTCTGGCGTAGCGCATGCAATCCAATTCAAGCATGGGCCTTCAATAATATATTCTCCAGATGTTTTTGTTTTGTGACTGTAAGAATCTTTGGCATCCCACATATCTGTTAANAACATTTGTAAGTATCTTTCGTTTCTACCCATGAATGTACCAAACTCTGAAGTTACCAAAGTCAAAGATGAATCATAAAATTCTGGATTCTCTTCTGTACATAAACGTAAATCCATGCGAGTAATCTTAGTCATATCAACTGCAAGTTTCTCTGGAGTAATTCTATCTTGTATAGAATACAGTGGATAGTTTCTTAAACCATATACGTCTAGACCAGAATTAAAATTGTGGTCATCTTCAGTAGCACCTACAGGTGATGTAAGTCTGCTAAATACTTTTGAGAAGGGTACAATTAAACTAACTGATTTGTTACGACCAGGCGAAGCTATTAGGATAACAAATAAATTAGACCCAATGTTATAGTTAGGCATAGGAAACCAAACTTTTCTACCCAACGCACCTGCGACAGATGAGATAGCTGTCCACTGTGCGAATGGTTTAGGAATGGGGCTATATTTAACTGCATCAACACACGCCTTTATGTAATCTGGGTAGTTCCTTGCCATGTTTTCATATCCTTCCATGTATCCCCAATTTCAACTGAAGATGGTATAATCATTTTGCGTCCATCGACCATCAATGGATTGTGCATTCTTTCTAGTACTTTAGGCATCAGTTCATCTACTTTTTCCACAGGACATTGCCCAAGTATTGCATCATGTACTTGACCTAATACTTCTACGCCTTCACTAGTTAATTCATTCCACACTCTGTACAAACCAAGGTTTAGTAAATCCCCAATAGTAGATTGTGGTACATAAGCAATCGCTTGTCTCAACGTAGAGTTATCTGAAAGCCTATCCCAAAATTGTCTACGTCTGCCTAATGGNGTTGATAAAGAACCTTTATCATTTAATTGTCTTCTAACATTCTCATGCCACTTTCTAATTCCAGGAAATGCCCCATTGATTTTTAACATACCGCCAGGAAATTTTTCTGCTTGGTCAATCAATTCTTTGAAGCCCCCCTTGTTATCTTGCTTGTGCCAACGTTCTAAAGATTCTAATGATATCATACCGCCAAAATAAAGCAACTGAAATCTTGTAGCTTGNGATACTTTTATTTTTATTTGACGTGCAAGAGAGTGTGCTGTAACACCATAGTTTGTACCATGACCTGCNCGTTTACATATATCACGATAGCTATGATGTAAGTANTATGGNTTATCTGCAAGTTCTCTGTCTTGNCTAGGNTCACCAGACCAACCCATNTTGGGCCAAATCATTTTAACAACTTCGGTGTGCAAGTCTGTGCTTTCACAAACATCTATATAATTTTCATCACCAGATAAATATGCGACCGCTCTAGATTCAGCTTGTTCTAAATCTGCATAAAACATTTTTTGTCCTGTGTCAGGTATAAATACAGCGCGTAAATCTTTAGTCACATTTTGTAAATTAGTTCCTGTACGCCAAGGACTTTCTGAAGAAGACCAACGACCTGTCTCTGTGCCTGCCACATTGTATGAGCAACGGATACGTCCGTCTTTATCTCTTGTAGATGCAAGTACAGATAGTTGCTTGTCTATGTCACGCAGTGCTAGTATAGTATAACAGAATGGTTTGGCTCTTGGATATGTTTCTGATAAATGTTCCAACGCCGCTCTATCGGTTGATATCTTTTGCTTGCCCCCCTTGTATGATACAACAGGTGGTAAGTTTAGTTCTTCATATAATAATTTTTTAAGTTGCACAGGGCTGTTATGATTTAAATCTTTGCCCCATACTGCACGAGCAAACAAGTGCAACATTCTTTCCAACTTTAATCTATTTTGTTTGAGAGGTGTTTTAATATTGCGGACTTTTTCTTCATCAACTTTGAGACCACGCAACATCATACTCATTGCAGGCTTTAAACTATTTAATTCAAATTGATATGTGCCCCTTGTATCTTCGTCTAATTCTTCACTAATNTTTGTCCATATCTCATGAGTAAGAGTGCAATCCAATGCACAGTATACCCAATTCATTTGGTCTTTAGAAAGTTCGTGTTTGCNTATCTCTGTGTTTTTTATTATTCGCATAGTTCACCTGCAATTGCTGAATAGCCAACCATATCTATGTACGTATCAGCGCTAGGTGTACCTTGTTGTAATCTTGCTACTTTTAATAATAACATACAGATAGCAACATCATGAGCAGAAACATCTTTCTTTAANTAAGCACTCCAAAGTNTAGCTATGTTCTCATGATTTGCTTTTTTGTTTCCGTATTCTTTTTCTCTGTCTCCACTCAATAGCTCTTTTGCTTTCTTCAAATTTTCGTTTATAGTTACTGCCATATACCCTCTCCATTAGTTTATTGATTTCTGTTCTTGTTCTTTTATAATCTAAATCAGCCAAATCACAAACTGATTCAAAGTCTTCTTTATCTTTTTCCAACCACTGCCATGAATACACATGAGCNTTCTTATCTTCTTTACCATCCCCTTCATACAATAAATCTTGNANGAGTTGGTCTAAGACTGCTCGCCATAATCTTATGTGAGATTCAGAAGCATCATCCCACATGGGTGCTATGGGTTTAGCAGAGAAAAAGTTTGGACGCTTCACTATTCATCGGCTTTTGTGCTATCAGAAAACTTGGCTAAAGTTTTCCATGCACCCTCATTAGTGTATGTGGAGCCGAGGAATCCAAGACCCTTTTCTAGTTCTGGTTGCAGTGAATGTTGTGCGTGCATAGTGTCATGAATAACTCCTTTAACTTCTATATCTTGCATATACTTCAACCATGACACATCATATGTCTGGTTCTGTGCAACTTTAACTATAGTCTCATCTTCCAGTAGTCGCTTAACCCAAGCCCAAGCTTTCTTCCTGTCTGGTTCTGCCCAATAGTTATATGTAAAAGGCACAACAAGTGCGTGGTTTAAGGAGGGGGCAAACCCAATACAAGTTATCTGCCCACCTGCTGTTTCAATGTCGAATGCTAAAGGCTTGGAGTCATCCAAATCTTTTATATATTTACTTTCAAATCTGTATAAATCTTCTATGTTAGGTTCTATCCAAAGTTCTCGTTCTTGATAATTAATATGTTTTGTTCTTGATTCTCGTTTTGCTTTTTTATAATCTGAATATAAGTGATATCTAAATCCATAGTTTTTAAAGACGGCTGACGGACTATAAGAAGGTATAACTTTATAATTCCTGTTAAGCGAATCATTTGAGGATTCAATAACAGCACCCCGATACACACCAATCTTATCGAAGCCCGTCAGTGCCCACAATGAAATACTACCCATCGCAATAATTACGTTAGGCTGTGCCTCATTGATTTCATTATACAAACGTTCTAAGTCTTGACCCATCTCCTGTTTGAGGTATCCATAGGTGGTAATCGGATATGGTGTTCTCCACTCAGATTCTTTGCATAAAGCTTTGTACTCATTTCTTTTGTGAAAGAAATGTTGTAAGTTGTCCTGTGCAGGTTTTAGTTGAAAGGTATGGGTGAGCATGCATGAGTTAATGTCTATACCAACTTGTTTACAGATTCTGTTGATGATAAAATCACCTGCAAGTATTTTATTCAAACGTACTTCATCTGTCGAAGGATAGTCCATAATTATACAGACTTGTGGTTTGTCTACAAGCTGAGACTTAACTCTCCTGTGTACTGCATACCCACCCATTAGGCTATGCCGCCTTCAGTATTCTGGACACTGAAGCTTGCAATATGTCCTTGTTTCTGCCAACCATTTCGTGTTTCACAACACCGCTAAATGTTTGACCGATAGATTGCTCTAGTGCTTCGCCAAAGCCAACCTTGTCCATGCCCATAGCATTAAACAAGAAAGATTTTAGCGAGATAACAGGGTTACCCTGTTTCAGAGCATTCTTTGTTGCCCAGAACTCNAATCTGGTTGGTTCACAGTTTTCTAAATCTGCGTCCGTAATATCAGATTCTAAAACTGCTTGAGCCTTTACGTTGATACGTACAATCTCGTTTTGTTTTTCACCAACTTTATCCGAACGATAACTAGTGATAACGAAGTCGTAACTACCTTCTGGTAGCACCTGCGTTTCTGGTATATCGTCTGGATGCATCGATAAAAAGTCATTTATATCTGCCATTATTTACCTCCTGTATTTAAGTTAATGACATTGTCTTGCGACAATTTTTTGCGAGCATTTTTCTGAATAGCTTCAAATAACTTCGCTAAATCTAAAGTAACATTAGGCTCAAGTAAACTTGGTGCCGTTACTTTTAAATCCATGCGATGGTCNGAAACTGTTCGTAAGGTTCGCTCTGTTCCTTTGCTAGTTGTTCTAGTATCTATTCTGCACACGCAATTAAAATACCTACCCAACTTGGTAGATAGTTTAGACCCGACACTAGTAGGGTACGCCTTTGAGACACCTGTCTCTCCTTCCATGTATTGCATGTGCGTAGTAACAACTACGTTACATGGAACTTCTGAACCTGTTAAATATTGTATAATATTCTGAACATCACGAGCGGCTGTGCCCCACTCTGGNTGACTAGCTTGTTCAGTAGGCTTCTTGTTATTAAACACAAGTGCCCCCCTTAAAGCCGCTTCACCCATTAATGTTAAGCTGTCAATAACAAGAACATCCTTTGATGTCCACTTACTAACAGGCCCAAAGTCTTCGTCTCCGTCTCTCCAATTACCAATCAAGTTAGCACTTTTGCGAAAAGCTTCTGCCTTGTTGATTGGGTCTTTTAAAGTTACGAAACTTACTCTATCTACTGCGTCCTTATTTAAGAACTCTGGTAAGATAGCTAACCCATCATCAAAGTCTAGGATACGCAAGTTATAACCTGCGTTAGCTAGAGTTGCTAGTGTTGCAGTTTTACCTGACCCACTATCTCCGACGAGAAGTAATTTAGTTACATCTACTGATGTATGATTTCTAATACTTGCCATATTTATCTCCTATGTTGTAATAATAGCACACTGACAAAATTTGTCAACAATTATTTTGAATTAGGTACTATGTTTCCTTTATCATCCAACTTACTTGGAAGCAAAGGATTGTAATCTTTTGTGTGGTAGTATGAATTAAAAGATACTGACCTTCTATGTCCATTACCTCTGAATGGATAGACTTGATGTAATAACCAAGAAGGAAACATATACATGCGACCTACTACTGGTTTTATTCTCATATGTGTAGGTGTTATACCTGCGTCTCGCCCATCTATAAATTCTAAGTGACCTGCATAATCTTTTTCTTCATCATTTGAAATAGAGATTGGAACCTTGGTAAACAGAACAGAAGATAATAACCCATCATGTTTATGTATAGGATTAAAATCGCCTGCTACTTGGTTATTCATCCAGGCACCTGTAATAATAAATTTTGTTATCTCTACTTTATTAATCATGTTCTGGCAATAAGCACTACCTATGTTACTAAAGAATTGTAATAAAGTTACACCCCATTCATTTCTAGTTTCTTCTAAAAATTGATTAGTGATTTTTATTTCTGTATTTAAATTACCTGCTAAATCGTGAGAGTGATCTAATTTTTTTAATAGTTCTTTATCTCCCAAAGCCATATCCATATAGGTATTTAATTTGGTAATGTATTCGTCTGGTACTTTAACTTCTAACACCAAAGGTGAGAAAGGAAAATGTGCCTTAGCTTCAATCTTTACTTGCTCTGTCATGTTTCTCCTGTTTTTTAAATAAGTCTTCTGCATGAATTAGTTCACCTTTTTGATGTAGGCTTTCAT